CCAAAAAGCTGAAAAGTATGCGCAAAATACGTAGGTTATTGGGGTAGGGGGTTGCGTATTTGCGTTTTGGTATCGTATTGCTAGCGTCATATACTATATATAATCCCCACCATATGTATTTCTGATCGTTTTTTACAGTCTATTACGTCATTTTCGCAGAAATCCGATGGTTCTAAGCCCATGTATTCATCACGCTAGTTTTACTTTAGAACCCATAACGCTGTGATTGTTAGCAAATTAGAGGCTGTCTCTTAAAGCTTTACTAGAGACTTGACTTTTTAAAAAATAGTTTATACCTTTACGGCATCGACAGTATAGCGATAAGCTGTTCAGATGGTTTTGTTGTATGTACTGAAGATTCATTTATAGTTTAAACGCAAGAATAGTTGTATCTTGAGAGTATATAGGTATAGTAATGGTGGTAGCTTACAAAAAGATCCACCGAAAGGGTATAAATACAATGAAGCAGGTAACTTGGTACCTATAGACTTCGAAGAGTTTCACGAAGAGGCTGTCATAGACCTTGGTGATCTAATGCGAGGGGTGGCCAATGTGGAGAGTGCTGGTGGAACGCTTATGGTGAACCCATATAGTTCGGCAACTGGGTTGTATGGTCAGCTATATAATGAGATAAAGGACCTACCGTTTATGAAAGGCATAAGTAGAGATCAGTTTGCTAAGGATAAGGACCTGCAGAATAAAGTATTTATGATGAGATATGAAGGTGATCTACCTAATATACCGTCATTGGAGCAGAATGCGTATGATCTGACAGAGGAGTATGCGGGACAGCTTGGTGATAAGTTCGACTTTACGTTAGATGAGGTGGCTGCACTAAGTAACTTCTTAGGCCGTCAAGGTGTGAGGCAGTTCTTTGCTGCACTTAGAGATGGTAGAGAGTATAAGCCTCAAGGTGTAAACAAGCCTGTGATGGAATACCTAGATATATACAGACAGGGTAGAGATGCGGATCAAGAAGAATAAGTTCGTAGCTGAAAAGGTGCGTAAGATTATGCAGGAGGGTAAGCCTATGAAGCAGGCTGTTGCTATTGCTCTTAGTATGTGGGAGAGACGTAAAAATAAATAGCTTATCTTTGCTTCATGAGAATGAGGAAATATCAAGGCGGAGGGTCTACACCTCAAGGTGACCCAGAAACTATTCAGAAGCTAATTGATGCTGCTAAGTCAGGTGGTGTGGACCTTCTTGAATTATTGCTTGAAGGAGGGTTTAATATACCGACACAACTTACCGATCCTATTTTATCATATTTGAGAGGCGAGGGTGAAGAAGCTGGAGGGTCTGCAATGAGAGGTACCGATATGGTACGTGATATGATTGCAAGTGGAAAGCTACAAGAACAGGGGCCTATTGCTGAACGTGTTACGCTTCGTCCTGAAAGAGCCCCAGATTCTATGGAGCCTATAGGGATGTCAGAAGTACAAAATAAGCTACCTAGAGTACTTAAAACTAGAAGAGCCCCAGATCCTATGAAACCTATAGGGGTTTCAGAAGAGCTAATGAAGATGTTAAGAAGTCAAGGTTACTAATCTATTTATAACATGCGCACAAAGTATAAGAAATATCAAGAGGGAGGTGAACTACCTGCAAGAGAAGGTAGGCTTAGCGGTAAAGAACGCAGAAAGCTAAGACAACTCCGTAGACAAGTAAGACAAGGAGGTGGTAATCGTAAGAGTTCAGTTGGACTAACCGCCGAAGAAGCAAACATAAAGAACAGACTAGAGAACAGACGCAGACAGAACGTGGCTGATGACTTCCGTAGAGGGGTTAATGCTGCAGCTGTTGCAGCAGGTGCTGGCATTGTCGGTAAAACTGGAGGGTTTGAAAGGCTAAGTAAGAAATACTATGATGCTGTTAAAGGGTTAAGGGATAGAAAAAAGCTCGTTGAGCTTGTTAAGAAAAGTGCGGGTCCAATAGAAAATCAAGGTAAAGAGCTAGTTCAAAGAGCTCTTATGAAGCCTAAAGCAGGTATCATGGGTACTGCGTCTGATGTAGACTTTAACAGAGGTGTGGAGGGTGCAACATCTCCAGCTGATCCAGAAAGCTTCATGAATACTATGGATGTTATTGCTAACGATCCAGCTTCAGTAACACCAGACTTTTTTACAGGAGCTTTGCAAACAGCTTTAGATCATCCCATAACAGATCCGAAGTTTAATGAGATGGGATCTGCATATCTTGATCAGTTTGCGCAGCAAGCTGGCGGAGACAGCGCTGCAAATAAAATGCTAAGTGCTCTAGGCGGATTTCAAGGAAGACCTGAAGATGTTACGCCACTACAGAGTATCATTGCTTCACCTATTGCTCAAAACATCGTTAAACCAAATCTACCAGAAGACATAGCTAAGGCAAGAAAAGCCTTAGGAGACTTTGCAGGTAGAGCTGGGCTTGGTGCGCTTTTCGAAGCGGGAGGTAGAGTAAAGGCTGGCGATCCTAAAAAGGAAGAGGCTATGAAGTTGATCGCTTTAAACGAAGCGGATTACGATAACAACCTTGGTGACTTCTACAATGCAGGAGAAATGGCTAAAGCTGATAGTGTTCTTCAGACAATGAACAATAGATACAAGCGTATAGTAGAGCTAGGCTACAAAGACAAAGCTCTCGACTCATTACCTTATCCTAAACTTACGTCTATGAAAGCTTACGAACAGTTAGTAAAGGAACAGAAAGCAGAGGATAATAGATAACAGAATAAGTAACCATGGCTACATTAAACGTAACTATATCAGAAGATCTAGTCCTTAACGGACAAACGATAGCAAGCAAGAACAGTGCATCATATACTGTTACTTCTATCGATCACAGAATTATTAAATGTACCACTACAGAACAAACTGTTCTACTATTCAACAGTGCTGATGCTGCTGGTACAGTAAAGGATGCTACTCTTAAGTACCTACGCTTTACCAACCTAGACTCTACAAACTTCGTGATCGTAAGAGTAAAGGGTAATAACGAAGAGTACTTTGTAAAGGTTCCTGCTGGAGCAAGCTTCGTGCTGTCTGACGGACAGATGGATGCCAACGCAGCAGGTGGAGCAACAGTATCACTAGCTAATATAGACGAGATATCTATCGATGCAGACACAGCTACTTGCGATGTAGAGATGTATGCAGCTTCAGATCCTTCATAACGAGTGAAGAGATATTTCAACACTAAGAAGAAAAGAAAGGATCATTCGAAAGAAGCAGAGTTAATAAGATTAAATAAATTAAAGAATGAAACTAGAAGTAATAAGAATCAACAAAGGAAAGGATTCCACTAACGGAATACTCTTCGACGTAACTAATGATGAAAGAAGATTTCTTTGCTACACCTTGGAAGACGAAAGTCGCGAGGAAAAAGTTTACGGAGAAACTTGCATACCTGAAGGAGAGTATCGTATCGGCTTTCGAACTGTGGGTGGATATCACGCCAAGTACAGTAAGAGATTTGCTGACATACATAAAGGCATGCTTCATGTCTTGGATGTGCCAAACTTTGAATATATTCTTCTTCACTGCGGTAATACTGACGAGGACACTGCGGGGTGCTTGCTACTGGGTGACACGCAAGAAAACAACAACATCAAAGAAAACGGTTTTATAGGGAGGAGCACAGCGGCATATACGAGAGTGTACCCACCGATTGCCGCAGCACTAGAAGCTGGTGAGGAGGTAACGATAGAGTACAGAGATCTAGCTGAGTGCTTACTTGTATCGCCGATTGAACTAAAAGAATTTATACAAGGAGAATGTTAGGACTAGGAAACAGCATATCAACACCACCATACGTAGAAGGAGCAGTACCGTACTCGAACACGAAGTCTTTAGATGGTGATCTTTCGGGCAACAATGGTGTTAACACAAACTACGATCCACAGACTCTGCTTAGAGGCTCTCACAGTTTCAGCATGTGGCTTAAGCCTGATGATGGAATACCTGCCCAAGCACAGGTAGTCTTTGGTCTTAATGCTGGAGGTTCAAATTTTTCCTACCTGAATATAGCAACCACAGGGAAGCTAACAATGTGGTTGTACGCAAATGGAAATGGAATTGGAAATATATCAATACCAAGCACTAACAGTGCGGCATTTTCTGATGGAGCTCAATCAGACTTCACGCACATTGCTATAGTGCAAGACTACAGTGGGTCTAATGTAGAGATCACCTTCTACGTAAACGGGTCTGCTGTTCCTCACACCTATTTAGCAGGCTTTAAGGTGACGACAGCTAACGCAAATCAGTTTGCTTCTAGTGGAATAGAGATGGCTATTGATGGTAACTCTACAAACACTGGAACTTGGGATATTGCTGGTGGATTCGATGGGTTAATTGATGAATTCGCTGCTTTCACTAAAGCCTTATCTTCTAGTGAGGTGTCAGACATCTATAATAGCGGTACTCCGAAAGATGAAAGCGGCCATGACGGACTAGAGCTATACTACAGATTCGAAGATAATCTCACAGACACAGCTGGAACAAGCGATGGTTCAGCAGAAGGAACAGTTACATTCAGCTCAACAACACCTTAATATGAAGTACATAATACTAGATAGAGACGAAATACTCGCAGAAGCAGCAAGCTTACCTAGTAGAGATATAATTGCTGGGTCTAACGACACAGGCTTAATTGGGTATGACAACATCCCAGCTAAGTACAGTTCTAAAACTGCTTACACAAGGGAGCAGGTAGAAGCAATGATGAGAGACGACTTCAGTGTTTACTACGTTTCAGGCTTCTAACTCCCTGTAGAAAGATTGTACTAACAGCCTCGCCTTCTGTGTAAGCGCATACCTTACTCTGTAGTTCATCTTAGTTTCTTCACGGAATAGGTGATCCTCCATCGTCTGAGATGGAGTTAGCTTCTCGAAGTGTTTATATACGTACCCTTCATTAGCTAAAGGGAATACCAGCCTTTCACCTATATGTTTCTTAGAGTAGTCGTAGTCCTTACTAGCATAGTCTAGTGTCCAGAATTCTAAGTCATATGCCCATAGCATAAACATAAGCTCCTTCTCGAAGATGTCATTCTTCCTGCAGAAGCTACGAATCTTTGTTCTAAGATTTTTTAAGTAGTTTCTTTTTATGTATCTTTGAGGTAGTTTCGAGAAGTCACGAAAGAGCTTCTTCTTTTTAACTTTACTTTTAGGCATAGACAAATATATGGACAAGACAGAGTTTTTCCTAGAGCTACAGCAGCTTTATATGCAGATTGAAGACCTCGTAGAAAAGCATGGGGTAGAAGAACAGTTTGCTTGTATCATGGTAGGTGGCCTAATGAAAGACCGAGACGAGTTTAGCAAAGAGTTTAAAGGACTGTACCACTACTCAATAGATGGTGCGGTAGAACTAGAACAAATAATTGATTTTATATATAACACATTTACCAGAGACAACGATATCGATAGAGGGTTAGACGACCTTCTCGATGGAACTGGTATCTCACTTAATTAAAATGGAAGGCATAATACGAAAGATTATCATTGGGAAAGACCCCAAGGATGCCATGGCCTATTACATAGGCATGAGAGCAGGAGACAATAAAGTCTCTACTATAGTGCTAGATGACAGACATCTACACAAGTACGGCAAGAAAAGATTCCTAGTATATCTACAAGGTAGTGACGACGCACAGGTTTTATGGAAAGCTGTCGACGAAATGCCGTGTATTGTAGAATACGATTGCAACTTCTAAGCCATGAAAGCTTTACATGTATTCGTTGTTGAACTGGATAAGCAGATCAACGACACGATAGAGACTGACTCAGGTCTTAATCTATATATAGACACTAGATTCGAAAATGGTCAGTTCCCTAACAGGGTGACATCAGGGCCTGTAGTATCCCCACCTTATAGATATAATACTGGTGTAGAGGTTGGCGATGAGCTATACTTCCACCATCTCGTTGTACTAAACGAAGGCCAGAAGCTTACAGGTAACGACAAGCACTTCGTTGTAAGCTACGATCCTGATGTAGCGTTAAGCAACCAAGCTATTGCCTACAAAAGCAAGAAGGATGGTAAGATCAGATGTCTAGCTGGATGGTGCCTTCTAGAAGCTATAGAAGAAGAGGAAGAAGAGAAGGGTATTATCGAAGTTGTTTCTCTTGAGGAAAAATTACCAACCACAGCGAAAGTAGCTTACCTTTGTGAAGAAGCTAAGGAGATGGGAGTGAAGGAGGGAGATATTGTAGGCTTCAAACAGAACAGAGACTACAGAATTAAAATAGACGGTAAGGAGTACTTCAGAACTCGTGCAGTCGACCTAATGTATATAATTGAATAAAATATGTGGAACAAAGAAGAACTATGGGAGCAGCTTGCAGATAACGAGTGCTTACTAGCTGACGGCTTCAACGAAGCTGTTATTGGAATTACATTTGGTGTAAATGCTACAGCTGTATACAGCGTAAGTAAAATACTTGATATCCTTGTAGAAGAAGGTATGAGTATGGAAGATGCTATCGAGCACTTCGAATACAACATCGGTGGTGGCTACATGGGAGAAAAGACACCTATATGGGTTTACGATTTAGATGAGCAAGAGTAAGTTTACAACTATCTCAGCCTCTGAGAGACTCATGAAGAGTATGGAGATAGCTATCAATAACATGATAGAAGAAGTGAAGAAGCCTGTTGATCCAGAGATCAACGGTAGTGCTAGAAAAGCAGAGCTTCAATCTATCAAACAGACAGCTACCGACTGTAAAGAACTCATCATAGAGAGACAGAGATTGGAGCAGATGGTTAAGGATCTTAAGAACAACGGTGAGATAAATCAAGGCGGTGACTACAGTGGTGGTTTTGCCGAAAGGTTTTCTAAATAAATACCAAAATGAAAAAGCAAATTAAATTCAACGTCGAAGCTAAGGCTTCGCTTAGAGCTGGAGTTGATGCTCTAGCTAATGCAGTTAAAGTAACACTTGGACCTAAGGGACGTAACGTAGTGATACAGAAGAGTTTCGGTGCACCTCATGTAACTAAAGATGGGGTTAGTGTTGCTAGAGAAGTTTTCCTACCAGACCCTGTAGAGAACATGGGCGCTCAAATGGTAAAGGAGGTAGCGTCACGAACAGCCGACGTAGCTGGAGACGGTACTACTACAGCAACCGTTATAGCACAATCTCTAATCGAACTAGGCATGAAGAAAGTCCTTGAGGGCTCTTCTCCTATCGATATTAAAAGAGGTATGGATATAACGCTTCAGTCAGCTATAAAATCTATAGAGAAGAACAGTACTCCAGTAGGTTCTAATAGTGATGAGATTGCACAAGTTGCAACGATCTCTGCTAATAACGATAAAGAGATTGGCAACTTAATAGCAGAAGCTATGTCTAAGGTTGGCAAAGAAGGTGTTATTACTGTAGAAGAAGCCAAGGGTATGAGCACAACTATAGATGTTGTAGAAGGTATGAAGATTGACAGAGGGTACCTAAGCCCCTACTTTGCTACCAACCCAGAAAAGATGGAGGCTGAACTTATCAACCCATTTATTATGTTGGTAGACCAAACAGTAAGTAAGATGTCTGACATAATTAGAGCTCTTGAGTTAACAGCTAAAGCGAACAGACCGCTTCTGCTAATTGCAGAAAACGTAGAGGGAGAGGCTCTTAGTTCTTTGGTGGTGAATAGAGTTAGAGGAAATATTCAGGTAGCAGCAATCAAGGCACCTTCATTTGGCGATAATAAAACCAGCATCCTAGAAGATATTGGAGTTCTCACCAATGGGGTTGTTATATCTGAAAAAATGGGAGTTGATTACAACTCAGTAGATTTAAGCCAATTAGGAGAAGCTGATAAGGTGATAATTACAAAAGACAGCACAACTATCGTAAACGGTAAAGGTGATGCTGAGGCTATTGAAAAGAGAGCTAATGAGTTACGCCAACAGAAAGAAACAGATAGACTTGCTAGATTCGCTGGTGGAGTAGCTGTTCTAAAGATCGGTGCTGCTACAGAAGTAGAGATGAAAGAAAAGAAAGATAGAGTAGACGACGCTCTGGCTGCAACAAAAGCTGCTGTTGAAGAAGGCGTTCTTGCTGGTGGTGGCGTGGCATGTATGCAGGCTGTATATGATGCTGTTGACGAAAGCTCACTACCAGAAGAAGAACAAGTTGGTATGTTTATCTTAGCTGAAGCAGCGAAAGCTCCGCTTATGCAGATAGCAAAGAACGCTGGGTACGATCCTAAAGAAGTTCACCTAAAGACTTTAGCCGAACCTCGTGGACATGGATTCAATGCTAAAACTGGTGAGTACGGAGACATGCTGAAGATGGGTGTTGTAGACCCAGCTAAGGTAACTCGTGTAGCGTTAGAGAACGCTGTATCTATTGCAGGCATGGTGCTACTCACAGAATGCACTATGTCAATCGTGGAGGAATAAGATATGTCAGCCCTACTTGAACTTAAAGATTATGAAGAACCTGCTATCAAGATTTGTCCCAGTGGTACGGAGGGTGAAGTTATCGAACTCGGTGGGCTACTCATTTGCCTTCCGAAAAGGCCGCCTAAGAAACAAATTCAAGGACATAGCAAATCAAAGCCTCTGCAAATGTGGGAGAGGATATCTATGCCGCAGGAACTGTCTCGTGTTCGTTCTATGGATGAGTGGGCTGAAATGCCAAGAGAATTCAGAGAGAAGTTTCGTCCATATATCGAAGAAGAGTTTAGGCGTAGGCGTGAGGGCTTTTGGTTTTATAACAACGGTACACCTACATATATTACGGGGAGGCACTACATGATGCTTCAGTGGACCAAGCTAGACATTGGATATCCAAACTTCTTAAACTTTCAACGTGAAATCTTTTTACATATGGCTGCGTGCGAAGCTGATCCACGTTGTATTGGTCAGCTTTACACTAAGTGCCGTCGTTCTGGTTATACTAATATCTGCTCTTCTGTACTTGTTGATGAAGCGACGCAAGTCAAAGATAAGCTTCTTGGCATACAGTCGAAAACTGGTAAGGATGCTCAGGAGAATATCTTCATGAAGAAGGTAGTATACATGTTCCGTAACTACCCATTCTTTTTCAAACCTATTCAGGACGGTACGACTAACCCACGTATGGAGCTTGCGTTCCGTGAGCCATCGAAGCGTATAACTAAAAACAATAAAACATCTCAGATAGGTGAAGCGCTTAACACCGTAATCAATTGGAAGAACACAACTAACAATGCATACGATGGTGAGAAACTTCATATCATGTACCTCGATGAAGCAGGTAAGTGGGAGAAGCCTACAGATATAAGAGATGCTTGGAGGATACAGAGAACCTGCTTGATTGTAGGTAGAAAGATTATTGGTAAGGCGCTGGTAGGCAGTACCGTAAACCCTATGGATAAGGGAGGTAAGGAATACAAAGATCTTTGGGAAGACTCCAATCCAAACGAAAGAAACTCTAACGGAAGAACTAGATCTGGTTTGTACAGGCTGTTTATTCCTGCGTATGATTCGCTTGAGGGTTTTTTCGATAAGTATGGACATCCTGTTGCAGAAGATCCTAGTGGAGTCATAGAAGGGTTAGATGGTGAAGACATTATATTCGGATCAAAGACTTTCCTGAAGAATGAAAGAGACAGCCTCAAAGACGATCCGTCAGAGCTTAACGAGGTTACTCGACAGTTCCCTTTCACAGAGGATGAAGCGTTCAGAGATAGTATTGATGGCAGCTTATTTAACATCGGTCAGATATACGAACAGATACAACATAACGATGAACTATTTCCAAACCCTGTAGTAGTAGGAAATTTTGTCTGGAAGAATGGTGTGGCTGACACAGAAGTAGTATTCAAACCAGACCCACAGGGTAGGTTTAGAGTAGCTTGGATGCCCCCACAAGAATTAAGAAACATAAAGAAGTACGAGCGAGGAAAGCTTGTAGCACCGAATGCAGAGCTAGGAGTGGGAGGCGTCGATTCCTACGACCTTGACGCCACCGTCGATGGACGGGGGTCGAAAGGAGCATTACACCTTTACAACAAATTTCATATGGAGCATCCAGCGAATATGTTTGTACTGGAGTATGCGTCTCGTCCACCTCTAGCTAAAATCTTCTATGAAGATGTATTGATGGCTTCTGTGTTTTATGGTTACCCAATATTAATTGAGAACAATAAGTACGGTATCGCAAGACACTTTGAATCAAGGGGTTACGACGGCTACTTACTTGGTAGGCCTGCTCACTTATCTTCACCTAATTCTAAGGTTAACGTAAAGACAAAAGGTATACCTTCTAATTCTAACGATGTTATACAAGCTCATGCTCACGCCATAGAAGCATACATACATAATCACGTAGGATTCAACAGAGAAACTGGTGAGATGGGTAGAATGTATTTTAACAGAACTCTAGAAGACTGGATTGGATTTAACATCACAAACAGAACAAAGTTTGACTTGACTATCAGTGCAGGTTTAGCCCTACTTGGTGCGCAAAAAGTTAAGCAAAAGAAAAAACCAACTAACTTCAACGAGAAGAAGTTTTTTAGGAGATATAAGCCAATCTCTTGAAAACAGCAGATTTAGTATATTTGCAAAAATAGAATCCCCTGATGTACAATAGTAATAAGAAAAAGTCAGGCTTTCCTGATGCGCTTGCGCCACAGCAGGCTAAGGCTCAAGAAGCTTACGGACTGCAATATGCAAAAGCCATTGAATCACAGTGGGGTACAAGACATAATGCTAGTTCTATGATTAGTAAGCGTAATAAGATATTCGATAGGAATAGAGATTACGCTAACGGAACTCAAGACACAAACATCTATAAACAGATCTTAACGAACCTTGATGCGAATAACGCAGATGGTAGTTTAGTTAATCTGGATTACACTCCAGTGCCTATCCTCCCTAAGTTTGCTAGGGTTGTTACAAACAAGATCTTGTCTCGTAACCCATATCCAAACCTTGAGGCTATCGATCCTCTTTCATCTTCTGAAAAGAACAAAGAGAAGCAACGAATTAAAACTCAAGTTGCTGTAAAAGAAGATCTTATGGCTCTAAAGCAGGAGACTGGAGGTCTTGTACTAGATGAAGATCCAGACAACTTGCCTGATACATTAGAGGAAGCGGATATCTTTTTAGATACCAACATTAAAACTGATGCTGAGATTGCAGCTCAGATTGGTACAAACTTAACTCTATCTTGGAACAACTTTACTGATAGTATCTACAGAAGAAACGTAAAGGACTTAGTAGATATTGGTATATGTGTTACTAGAAGAACAAACGATCCTAGCTACGGAATCAAGACGGACTACGTTGATCCAGCTACATTCGTTCATAGCTATACAGAAGATCCAAGCTTTGGAGATTTAGTATACGCAGGTCATATTAAGAATATGACTATTCTTGAACTTAAGCGCATTGCAGGGGATAAGTTTACAGAAGAGGAGTACAAGAAGATTGCAATAGAAGCAGCAAGAAGCAAGTCTCATGATACGTCTAATTTTTACAGAACTCATCACGATTCTGTAAATAATAGAAGCTCATATGGTTATGATGAGTACAGAATTGAAGTACTAGACTTTGAGTTTCTTTCTGTTGACTGTATGCATTTTGAAGAGAAAGAAAACAGATACGGTAATGTAAACTTCTTTTATGAGGGGTTCAATTACAAAGAAAAAACTGGAGGTGTATTTGAAAGAAAGCCTCACCGTATGGATATTGAAACTGTTTACGGAGGTATGTATGTACTAGGTGCTAAGAAGCTGTTTAACTATGGCCTTAAGACTAATGTGCCTAGAAACATGCACGACATAGGTAGAACTAGATTAGGGTATTCTGTGGTTGCAACAAACTTCAGAAATATGATGCCTAAGTCTATGGTAGATAGCTGTATAGGTTTTGCAGATATGCTGCAGATCACACACTTAAAGCTTCAGCAAGCAATCGCTAAAGCAAAGCCTGATGGACTTATCATTGATATTGAAGGCCTTGAGAATGTACAGTTAGGTAAGGGTGGTGAGTTGCAACCGTTAGAGCTGCATGACATCTACGAACAGACAGGTGTATTCTACTACAGAAGTAAAAATCCAGAAGGAGGTTTTCAAAACCCACCTGTACGTGAAATAGGAAACAGCATCCGTAATATCAATGAGCTTATCGGTATTTACAATCACTACCTAAGACTTATCAGAGATACTACAGGAATTAACGAAGCGATGGATGCATCTACTCCTAAAGGTGATGCACTCGTTGGTGTTAGAGAGCAGGCTATCGCTGCAGGTAATAATGCTATATACGATATCACAAACGCATCTATGATTCTATTTAAGAAGGTTTGTTCTGACATCGTTAAGTGTTTGCAGATTATACCACCTAGCTCAGTACTAATGAAGATTTACCAAAACGCTATTGGTGAGTCTAATATGAATGTTCTAAGTTCTTTCAGTGATCTACCGATGTTCAACTTCGGTGTTACTGTGCAGAAGGAGATGGAAGATAAAGAGAAGGCGTACCTAGAACAAAATATTCAAATTGCATTACAGCAGAAGGAATTAGATCTTGAAGATGCTATTGCCATCAGAAACCTAAAGGATATAAATCAAGCTGAAAGACTTCTTGTGGTAAGACGTAAGAAGAGAATAAAGAGAATGCAGGATCAAGCTATGCAAAACTCTCAAGTTCAATCGCAACAAGCTCAACAAGCTTCTCAAGTAGCCTCTCAAGCTAGACAGCAAGAGATGCAGATGGAAGCTCAGATAGAAGCTCAAAAGCTACAGATGAAAGCTCAGCTAGATATTCAGGTCGCTCAAGCTCGTCATCAGTTACAAAAGGAGATTGAAATGATCAGAGCACAAGCTACATTAGGTTTTAAGACTGACGATCAAGAGTTTAAGGAAAAGATTGAAGTACTTAAAGAAGATAGAAAAGACAACAGAGTTAAAAAGCAAGCTAAAGAACAAAGCAAGCTGATATCTCAAAGACAGGGAAAAAGAGGTGAGTTAGAGAATGAGTCTAACGAAACAGCTGAAAAAATAATCGAAGATATATTACAACAATAATGGCTAGAGTAAACTTAGACATATCAAAGAGCCTTGACATCACATGTAGACGAGGTGATTCTTTTAGCTTGACACTAACGTTGAAAGATTCAAGCGGTAGCGCTATTAATCTTCACGGTGGTAATGAAGCTACATTCTATATGCTTGTAACAAAAGCTAACCCAGCTGTAGTTGCGTTAGCTACTGATGGACTTGAAGAGTCTGCAGATAGACTAGCTGAGATATCAGTTTCTATAACTGACACATCAGATACTACATCAAGTGATGCTACTGGTATTGTAAAGTTTGAAGCTTCTGCTGCAGATATGAAAGCTGTAGATAGTGGTAGATACAAGTATGATATTCAGTACGTTGATACAAATGCTGCTAACAATGTAGACTCTGCTAATAAAGCAACAACTATACTTACTGGAAGCTTTGTAATCAATAGTGACGCTAGTAACGTTTAATCATGGACGTAACACTTTCTATATCTTCAGGATCTATCGGTGTGTCTGAAGCAATCGTGGTAAACGCAACCGCATCTTTACCCTCAGCTATAACAGCAACGCCTAGTAGACCGACAATACAAGTGGAGGTAACGCACTCTGTAAACTCTTTAAGATGATTCGTAAATTACTTATTACCAACCTTTTAGCTTTATTTACATTAACTTTAGCTTTAGGTCAGGGCAGCTGGCTAGATGTAGCTGTACAAGCTGATCAATACCCAAATGAAACTTCTTGGGTAATTATGCAAGACGATAGCGTTCTTGTAACAAGCCCACAGTATCAGCCTAATCAATATCTAATTACACCAGTGTTCTTACCAGCAGGTGATTACACTTTCATCATTAGTGATGTTTATGGCGACGGTATATGTTGTGAGTTCGGTGAAGGCAACTACGAACTGAAGAACTTCTGCGGATTGTACGAAGCAAACTTTGAGTTCAACACAGCTGCAGATACAGTTGACTTTACTCTTGAGCCTTGCGAAATCCCTGTGTTCGGATGTATGAATGAGTTGGCTAACAACTTCAACCCATGGGCTAACATAGATAACGGAAGCTGTAATGTTGTGTCGTGTAACGAGAATCAGGCCCTAGTGACTATGGAGCTTACTCTTGATACATGGCCTAACGAAACTGGATTCACGCTAGTAAACCTAGCAAATGGACAGCCTTACCATCAGGTGCTTGTTAACGAGTACAACTTCGGTGATCAGATGCTAACATACACTTACGATTTCTGCGTGGAGCTAGGCTTTGAGCTAATCCTATATGACCTATTCGGTGACGGACTAAACGGCTCTGCGTCAGGCGGTCAGGACGGAGCGTGTGTAATTACTTCATGCGACAGTATTCTATGGGAACTTGAAGATCTAGCTTTTGAGGAGTGGGATGGTATCGTTATGTACTCTGGTCCTATCTTCACTGAACCATGTGAGCCTGAACCAGATGTGGTTGGTTGTATGGATGACGACTATGTAGACTACAATCCGCTTGCTACTATTCAAGACACTTGTATGACATTACATACTTGGGGATGTGTAGATCCAACAGCCTTGAACTACGATAGCTTAGCTACTATAGCAGACTACGACAGTCCTTGTACTCTTGAGATTATACTTGAGGATGACGCTGGTGATGGATGGGGAGCATCTACTATCGGTATGGTACAAGGTGACCAGCAGTGGCTATTCAGTGTTGGCCCTAATGAGTTCTCTCATACGTGGGAGCTAACGCTAGACTCTGATGAAGAGGTTGACGTATACTACTTCCAAGCTGGAACTCAACAACAGTCTCCACAGGAGCTTGCTTTCCAGACTCTTCACAACTCTATACTCATCTTAAATGAAAACGGTGACACGCTTCTAACCGAAGGTGATAACCCATTCATTAACAACGGACAAAGCGCACTACAACCATTCTCTACTCCAGAGTGGACGATATACCACTTCACTCCATTCTGTGGAGATGGGTGTATTCCTCACATCTACGGATGTACTGATCCAGTAGCTTGTGATTACGACGAAGAAGCTAACACGAATACTGAGTGTACATACCCTGTACAATACTATGACTGTATGAATCATTGTATCAACGATACTGATGGTGACGGTATCTGTGATGAGTTAGAGATAGTAGGCTGTCAAGACCCGACCGCCTTCAACTACGACGCTACCGCTACTGATGCAGGTGAGTGTATTGAGGTTGCATTTGGTTGTACTGACCCTACGATGTTCAACTACGATCCTAATGCTAATACAGACAATGGTAGCTGTATTGAATATATCTACGGATGTATGGATCCACTAGCACTCAACTACGACGAGAACGCTAATACCGAT